ATTACTAATTTATTTTTTTCTTTAAGAGATGTACCACTAATTTCATTAATTTCATTTATAACTCTTTCATATAGACTCTTAACTCGTTCAAAATATGTATCAGGAATATTAATGAATGCATTCGCTTCTTGTAGTAAAGCCCACACTAGTGCTTTATTTTCGGTAGAGAGAAATGAATTAGACATATAAAAATATTTATAATAATATTTTTATACTTTATTAATTAAATAATACTTTTCTTAATTTTTCCATTTCTTTATCTGGAATACGTTTTTTAAATATTTTTGGAAAATGATTGGTTATAAGTAATGTTAATAATATATATAATACATACATACCACATTCTGTATCAGATTTTTGATGTTCTGTATAATTAGTATATTCATTTAATGTTATTCCATTAGCTTTAGCCTGTGATTTAATTCTATTTATTAATATACGAATTTCTTTTGGAGTATCGTCAGCATTACTATCAAAATAATAAATAAATTTCTTTTTTAAATTAATAAAAAGACAAATCCAATGTGCACCATTGAGATAATGAGGGTCAGTATTAAAAATAATCCCAATTTTAGTCACACCTTTTTTAATATATGAAGCTAGATTAAATTTACAAAGGTCATTCCATACACATTGTCCAAATAATTTTTTTTTATCAAAGTCAATTGGCGAAGGTCCTATAAAACGAAAATGTGGAAATACATATTCATATTGCCTCATTACTCTAATAAGATCATTGCTATTTAACCATTCATTTGGATTTTTTTTCCAAGTATTAGGTGCTTTTGGTGCAAAAGTTTGTCTTTCAAATCGACTATCAGTTTTATTATACATAAATGGTTGTTCTAACCAACATTGTTCTGTATCACATTTATCTAAAAGATTGTTTTTTAATTTATTCCAAATTTTATATGGCTCATTACTCTTGATTTTTTTAGTTAAGTGTGTAGCATTCCATTCTGTTTTTAATCGGCTTAATAACTCAGGTGTATAACAAGAATAACCAAGTCTTGCCGTAGGACTACAATTAAGTTTTTTAAATTTTTTAGTCTGTTTATCATGATGCTTAGATTTCTTATATTTTGTATGTTTCTTTTTTTTCTTGTTCATAGTTTTCTCTGCTCCTTTTTTAGTTCTTGTGGGCATATTATATTTAACTGATATTTTTCTTTTTAACGCCCTTGATTTTTAAACTAGGGTCATTGGTGTTAGCAATTCTTCTTTGTGGCAATATTTTAGTAGGAGCATCTACATTAATTTTTTTAATAAAAGTATCTAAATTATTTATTGGCTCAGGAGTATTTATCATTAAATTGTCTAAATCTTTACTACATATATCCATACTTATATCAGTAGGTGTGGATTTAACCAATAAATCATCATATTCAGTTTGCAATATGTCCTTTTCATCTAATCGTTTAAAATAATAGATAAGTGTAGTAGCATAATTAATGAATGCAGGTTTTAGAGCTTCATCTGTAAACTCGGCACGGGACATATCTTTTGTTATTTGACAAATGCGTTTCTTATAAAATTTAATATCTTTCGTTAGATCAACATTATTATGTGTACCTTTACATAACTTTTCATGAATAATAGGATTAAGTAGAAATTCTAATGTAACTTTATTTATATATTCTTCATTATCCATAATATATAAATATTAATTATCTTTTAATTGTTGCCGCGTATGATTATTAAATAATTTATTTCCTAAATTTGTTGAAATTGGTTCAAAAGGTGCTTGATCTGGCGCAACTTCTTTTACATTTTCTGAATTTGTTGTATTTCTTGCATTTTGTGATTTATTTGGAACTAAATGAGCATCAAAAAGATTTGGAAATAAACCTTGAGCGCTACTAGTGTGTGTAACTGGAACTGTAGAATTATATAAATCACTAGTACTATTAGGTGCATATTGCGCCTGTGGCGCTTTTTGTAAAGCATATACTTGATTTCGCAATATAGATTCAGTATTTACATTTGCAGTAAAGCCACTCCAAGCACCTTTGCGATCTCCAGGATTAAAAGTGTTTGCAGTATTAGTATTATATTGTAAAACTCTACTATTGCAGGGTGGAGCAGGAATACTATTTTGTAAAGGTCGTGTGTACTTAGTAGGGGTTGGTCTTGGTTCAATTAATACGTCTATATTACCTGTAGCAAGGGTTCTTGCTAAAATACGATTATTAATTACATCTACAGTTCCAGTATTGGTGAATCCACAGTAACTAGTCATATATTTTATACTGTTATAATAAAACAAATCTAAAGATTTAATTAATTATATCTTTATAATGTGTGGAATTTTTGCATTATTAAATAACAAAGACACTAAATTAGATATTGAATTTATTAAACAACAAGCTGATAAAGCTCAACATAGAGGACCCGATAATTCTAGAATGTATACTTTAAATAATGATTTATTGTCATTTCATAGGTTAGCAATAAATGGGCTTGATGATTCATCTAATCAACCTATTAAAATTAATAATGTAGTCTTAATTTGCAATGGTGAAATCTACAATTATAAACGACTTTATGAATTAATTGATAAAAAACCTACTACTAATTCGGATTGTGAAGTTATTATTCATTTATATGAAAAATATGGTATAGAATATACTATTAATTCATTAGATGGAGTTTTTTCTTTTGTATTAATTGACTATGAAAATAATGTAGCATTTGCAGGTAGAGATCCGATGGGTGTACGACCATTATTTTATATGGCTAATAAAGACGGTCGTGAATCTGAAGACTGGAAAGAAGATTTTGAAAAAAACCTTATAGGTTTTGCGTCAGAAATGAAACAATTACATGAATTTACAAGAAAACATGAAAATTTGGATTATGATGGTAGTAATAAATTAATTGTAAAGCATTTTCAACCAGGAACTTATATGTCATTACAATTATCTGAAGATAATAAATGGCATATTAAAGGAATTGAGAGATATGCAGCATTTAATTTGAGTAGAATGGCACCAGATGATAAGGATATTGATGAAAAATTTATATTGAATAGTATGCATGATATTTTCTGTGATGCAGTTTACAAAAGAGTTCAAACTACAGATAGACCTATTGCGTGTTTACTATCAGGTGGACTAGATAGTAGTATTGTTGCAGCTTTAGTATCTATGATGTATGAAGAACAGTTAGAAACATATAGTATTGGACTTGAAGGTTCAGAAGATTTAAAATATGCGCGTGAAGTTGCTAAATATATAAATTCTAAACATACTGAAATTATAGTTTCTGAGGAAGATTTCTTTGCTTTTATTCCAACAGTTATTAGAGATATTGAAAGTTATGATACAACTACAGTGCGAGCAAGTGTTGGTAATTTAATGGTGGCTCAATATATTGCAGAAAATTCTGAGGCAAAAGTTATATTTAATGGTGATGGAAGTGATGAGTTAATGGGTGGTTATTTGTATATGTCACATGCCCCAGATTGTTTAGAGTTTGACCGAGAATGTAAACGTTTATTGAAAGATATACATATGTATGATGTATTAAGATCGGATAGGTCTATTTCTACTCGAGGACTTGAACCCCGTACACCATTTTTAGACAGAGATTTTGTTTCGTTTTGTTTATCCATTCCAGCAAATCTACGGTATAATAAAAGTCAAAAACAAGAAAAATATTTATTCAGACAAGCATTTGATAGGGATTATCTACCAAAAGATATATTATGGAGAAAAAAGGAGGCTTTTAGTGATGGAGTAAGTAGTCAAAATAAATCGTGGTATCAAATAATTGAAGAAAGAGTAGTTAATCAGACGACAATTCAATATGATTTAGATACAGAATATACACATAATGCTCCTGAATCACTAGAACAATTATATTATAGAACAATATTTGAACAATATTATCCAGGAGAGGGACATATAATTCCCTATTTTTGGATGCCAAAATATGTAGACGCTACAGATAGTAGTGCTAGGTCATTAGATATTTATACAAATACAATAGAAGAGGAACCGTCAAATAATGAGAAGATACAGTAAAAATTTACTTATTATATATATAATGAGTAAATCAAATTATTTAGGTGAACAAAGAACAGTATTTAGTTTAAAAGATGAAAATCTAGATTATATAAAACATTATTTTGGTTTAATGATATACATAATTATATTTGTAATAGGAATACCTTATTTATTAATAAAAAATAAGTATTGGGATATATTGTCTGCGTATTTTCCCAATTTAGATTTGATTGCTACAATAATAGGTTATCATGGTGGACCAGTAAATAGTTATATATGGACACATTTATATAATCCAAGTGACAGTACTATAACTGGTTATGTAACAAGTAATTTGATTAATTATTTAGCATTATTAGGGGTAATATTTGTAATAATTCATTATACAATGGTTTCAAATAATATGTTTAAACCAGCTGCACGCGCGCTTATAATGTTAATTGTAACATATTTTATACCTAGTAATTTTATCATTTATTTTATGAATAAATTTGGTAAGTATTTGAATAGATTCTTTTTGAGTAAATCACTTCAACATTATTTGTTAGTATTATTATTAGGATTTTTAATAGCCGTTTTATTTATTAGTCTTGAAGCAGTATTAATTAGTAATTTTGTGCCGATTATAGCTAAAATAATGAAAAAAATTTATAAAATATTAATTTAATATACACCAGTTATAGGATTATCAATATAATATATTCCACTATAATATATTATATTTTTGACAATTAAATTATTAATAATTATGTCGTCTATATGTGTGTCTTTGTCGTGAAGATTTATTCTTTTTAGTTTGTGATTTAGATTTATTTTGTAAGAATGTTTGTAAATGAGTTAATAATTCTTTACCAATAATATCGTCTTCTTTTTTAGTTGCAGTACTTTTTTCAATAGAAGAAATATCATATCTAGAAATATAATTAGTTATAAAAGAACAAAATTCATGTTTATTTTGTATGGTATGTTTATTATGTTTATAAAATCTTTCACACATTAATTTTGGCGAAAGGTACGCTGTATATGGAACTATATTAATATAGTATACATTTGGCATATTCATATGTGGATGGTACAAATCATCTACAAAACATACCTCAGTATTATTTGATAGCTTCGTAGTTCTAAAAAAATCATCTAATGTTTTATCGTGAGTTGTACGAGTATGTTCAATTATTCGACCATTTACTTTCCATGCTGCAATTATTTTATCAAATAATTTATATCCAATTCTTTTTTCAAGATATAGGCAAATTTTTTCAGACCAAGATTTTGGGCCTTGATTATTAGTATATAAATATACTTTGTATAAGTCACCATTTTCTCTCTTCTCTTTTAAAAAATTTAAAACTTTTATAATATTTGGTCTTAAAAATTCTGGATATAAATCCATAATATCATGAAAATCTGTAATTGTTAATTTCTTTTTATAATATTTTTCAATAGCATCACAAAATATTCCTAATTCAACGAAACAACCAAGTGTTTCGTCTAAGTCAAAAACTACTACTCTGCGCACAATGTTTCTCATATAGATAGAATAGAAAAAAAATATAGCTAATAAGATAATGATTAGTAATACATAATATTGTTTAATAAAATCCTGTATTTTATCTTTTAATACCATATAAATTATAAATATTAAAAATATGAGAAAATTTTTTAATATTTTGTTATATATTCCAATAAATTTAAGATGATAAGATTTAAGATTTATAAAAATAGACTTAACAATCTTTTCTTATTTATTATAAATGATTCCTACACCAAATAGTTTTACTGATATGAATGATTGGGTTTCCCAATTAGAATTTAGTCATATTATATCATTATTAAATTATTCACAGACAAATGCTACCTGCTTGGAAAGAAAACATATCGATAAAACTTTAAAAGACTTGATAACTAATCTACAAGTAATTAAAAAATATTATGATAGTCAAAAAAGAACACCTGAACAAAGTATGTTTGAAAATATAGTTTTACCTCATACAATACTTAAACCAAGGTCAAAACAAAGAATTAAACGACAAAAATTAGCGATAAATACAGATGGGCTTTATCAAAACTGTGGTAGATCACAGTGTGAAATGCGTTTTAATGGTTGTCCTCATGTTGATTAATATTAGAAGATTAATAGTTACAAAAAATTGATTTTTTTATCGATGCACTTTTGCCGTCAGAAAAATGCTATCCGTTATCTATTTATTTACCCTATCACATAATTATCGTGGATTGAATGAAAATAATATCAAAAATACATGCAATTTTGACATTATTAGAATTAAACAAAATGCTATACAATGTGTAGATTATGGTGACCATCAAAAATACTGCAAACATTATTCACAACCAAATGAAATCATCGTGCATAATGAGAACGGTGTAAATGGTAAAAATATAATTATTAAACCGACTACCATGTGGGAAACGACAGATTATGGAAAATATAAAGTTGCTGATATGTATTATACATTTATTTGCGATAAAAATTCTAAGTCTCCAAAACTAATACAACATATTATTCCAACTCCACTATATGATATGAATCCACTAATTACATGTTTCGCTTTCTTACTAGTCATTATTGTCATAATATTATTATATTGTTATTCTGATAATAATGATAATTACACAACAGAGTCATTTCTTCTTGGATATTGGTGTGGAAATTCTAGAAGCAATTATCACTGTGAATAATTAAAAATTTAAGAGACATGCCTAAAAAAAACTTGTAAACATTAATCAACTTCTTCAATATTAGGTCCACTATTGGTTACTTCTTCTTGAACACCTGGCATTCCACCAGGCATCCCACCAGGCATTCCACCAGGCATCCCACCAGGCATTCCACCTAGTTTTGCCATAATCTTATTACATACCTCTTCTACTCCCTTACGCTTATCATCATACTCTTGCTTATTGGCAAGTTGGTTAGATTCCATCCATTTAAGTGTTTCTGTAATAATATCAGTTACTTCCTGCCTTTCTTCTTCAGGAATTTTATCTTTAGTTTTTTCATCTTCAATCATACCCTTAATAGATAAACAATATCCCTCTAGTCCATTCTTTGCCTCAATATTTGCACGGAATTCCTCATCTTCTTTAGCATATGTTTCAGCATCAGCAGTCATTCTCTCTACATCCTCTTTCGAAAGTCGAGATTTATCATTTGTAATCTCTACTTTATTACTTTTACCAGTAGATTTTTCTAGAGCAGTTACATGTAACATACCATTAGCGTCAATATCAAATGATACCTCAATTTGTGGAACACCTCTAGGCATTGGTGGAATCTCACTAAGAGTAAATTCACCAAGTTTATTATTATCTTTGGTGCGAGCACGTTCTCCCTCAAAAACTTGAATAGTTACAGCTGGCTGATTGTCCGCATATGTAGAAAAAATCTGAGATTTTTTAGTCGGTACTGTGCAATTTCGTGGAATAAGTGTTGTCATTACTTCACCTGATGTCTCTAATCCTAATGATAATGGGGTAACATCTAGAAGTAGTAGTTCTTCTGTTCTAGATGATGTATTACCAGTTAGAATTGCTGCCTGCACTGCTGCACCATATGCAACAGCTTCATCAGGATTAATTGCTTTAGATGGTTCCTTACCATTAAAAAAATCAGATAATAGTTGTTGAATTTTGGGAATGCGCGTAGAACCACCAACTAAAACAACTTCATGAATTTGTGCTTTTGACATTTTAGCATCCTTTAACACTTTTTCAACTGGTTCCATTGTTGCTCTAAATAAATCCATACAGAGTTCTTCAAATCTTGCGCGAGTAATAGCAGAAAAGAAATCAGTACCTTCAAATAGCGAATCTATTTCAATAGATGCTTGAGTTGACGATGATAGAGCCCGTTTGGACCTTTCACATGCTGTACGAAGACGACGCATCGCTCTAGCATTATCAGTAATATCATGCTTATGTTTACGTTTAAATTCCTTAACAAAATGAGACACAAGTCGATTATCGAAGTCTTCACCACCTAGATGCGTATCACCAGCAGTAGCTTTAACTTCAAAAATACCATCTTCTAGAGTTAAAAGAGATACATCAAATGTACCACCTCCTAAATCAAAAATTAGAATATTTTTTTCATCACTGCTCATCTTATCTAGTCCATATGCAATTGCAGCAGCTGTAGGCTCATTAATAATCCGCAGAACATTAAGTCCAGCAATACTACCAGCATCTTTTGTTGCAGAACGTTGTGCATCATTAAAATAGGCAGGAACTGTAATAACAGCATCGGTAACATCTTTACCAAGATATGCTTCTGCAATTTCCTTCATCTTAACTAGCACCATAGAAGAAATTTCTTCCGGTAAAAATTGTTTTTGTTCATTTTTGTAATTTACCTCAATACAAGGTTTATCTCCATCTTTAGGAAAAACTTTAAAGGGAAAATGTTTAATATCTGATTGTGTTGCTTGATCACTAAAACGGCGTCCAATTAAACGCTTTGCATCAAAAATAGTATTCGTTGGATTCATTGCAGCCTGATTTTTAGCCGCATCACCAATCATCCTTTCAGTTTCTGTAAAAGCAACATATGAAGGTGTAGTTCTATTACCTTGGTCATTAGCAATAATTTCCACTCGGTCATTTTGCCATACCCCTACACATGAATATGTTGTACCTAAATCAATACCAATCGCTGTTTTCTTCACGTCCGTCATATTATTTTTATGACTAATTTAGCTTTAAATAATTTTTAATATATTAAAAACATAATTGCTTTAAATATATCTAATTGTTTATTTACTTATATTTTCTAGTTTTATATTTTTTAGCTTTATATTTTCTAGTTTTACATTTTTTTGCTTTACATTTTCTAGTTCTAGAGTTTTTTGCTTTACGTTTTCTAGTTTTACGTTTTCTAGTTCCGCCAGTATGATGATAACCTTTTTTGTCATATTCAACCGCACTTATTAATAAAGGCTTTCCATTATTATCAAATAATAAATCTGCCTGCCAAGGTTGTAAAATAAATGCAATTTGTGTTACCCAACTTCCTTCTCCACAAGTTTGATTAATTTGATCTAATAATGTTATATTTCCAGGATTAAGACCACCTTGTGGGTTAATATACCAAATAGTATCACTATCTAATTTACCAATATTAAAATAATGACCATATGTTTTATGACAATCCCAAAAAGATATAACTTGTTCATTATATCCTAATAATTTGTCACTAATAATTTCTGCTGCTACACCAAATTTATTATTTTTTCCAACAATATGTTTTATACTTTTAACAAATTCTGGATGAATAAAATAAATTCTTGGAGGTCTATGATACTTGGGTGGAAGTTTGTCTATATGTTTAGTTTGAACTGCATGTTTAGCTAACCATTTGTTTATCTCAAAATTACCAGCACCTTTATCTTTTACACACATTTCTTGTAAATCTGTTCTAGCCTCATAATCTCCAAGTTTAGCATAACTTATAGCACATCTACCACAATCAACACCTTTATCTTCTGAAACATGAGTACTTTGTAACGCACACCCTTCAGTTTTATAATCAATCATATGAGTTTTATAGTGTTGTGATACTGGTGAATACATTGATTCAACTCTGATTCCTATAATTTTTGTACGCCCCTTATTTGTAAATACAGTTATATTTTGTCCATCTGTTGTATAACTAAATTCTAAACGTTCGCCTTGTTCGTCTCTTTTTTCAGCTACATATTTTTTGGTATTCCAAATTATATACTCAACAAGCTCTGTAGATATATCATTATCTTCCATATCTTTTAATACCTTTTGTGAATACAAATCTTTATCTCTTATAACAGTTATAACAAACAGGTCAGCACTATCAGAAGTAATAATTTTATATAAATCTGACTCTCCAGGAATCTCTCCAGTATAAATTCTTACATTACCGTGATCATTACTGGCTTTTCTATATCTTTTTGCACGTTTAATTAAATATGTAATATCATCTAATGTAATACTTCTTTCATCCATTCTTTCTTTTGCATGTTTTGATAAAGTAATATTTATTTCATCCTTACCCTCTGTATCTGAATCTATTTCACTATCACTTTCAACCACATATTTATGTTTTGATGATTTTGAAGGTTGTGCTACAGGTGGTGGTCTAGATGGTTGTGCTACAGGTGGTCTAGATGGCTGTGGTCTAGATGGCTGTGGTCTAGATGGCTGTGCTACAGGTGGTGGTTTAGATGTTAGACTGTTAACACCAAGTTCAATAACATAATCTTCATCCGGAGGCCATTGAATTTCTTCAGCAGGTGGTCTAGACGGTTGTGCTACTGGTGGTGGTTTAGATGTTAGACTGTTAACACCAAGTTCAATAACATAATCTTCATCCGGAGGCCATTGAATTTCTTCATCAGGTGGTCTAGATGGTTGTGCTACTGAAGGAGTAAATGATTGTGCTGATGCAGATAATCTAGATGCAGGGTTAAATGGTTGCGCTGATGCAGACAATCGAGATGCAGGGCTAAATGGTTTTGCTTGAGCTGATAATTGAGAAACTTCAGCCATTTCATCATCTAAAACCACATCTGCAATAGGTCCAAACATACTATCTGAGTGTGACCAAAAAGCTTGACTATCACTTAAATTTTGCGCTATATTAGCTACTGTAGGATTTCTACTTCTAAAAATTAATATATCATTAACATTTTGTCTAAAATCTGAATATATTGCAGTATCAGGAATAGATTGTAATAAATATGCTAAAGATGAGTAATCTAATAACAAAAGTTGCTGATTAAAAAAATTTTTATTAGAATTATATAAATTATATAATTGATTAACTATTATATTTTGTATATTTGATAATTCAACATTATTATAAATCATTTGAAGTATATTAATTAGAGGAATATGACCAGTATTTCTTATTTGTTCGTTAAATTTAGTTATATTAGTATCAAATAATTTTTTTAATTTTTTAACGTCATTTAATGTTGGTCGACCTCCTTTTTTTGCACGAGTTAATTTTCTTTTTTTATGATATTTTTTGTGTTTTTTCTTTATTGTTTTCATATATATATTTTAAAGAAATTTAATTAAATTTTTTAGTAATTAAGAAACTTAAACTATTTAATTTACAATAAAGATAACAATAAATAGACCAATTATAGTTACTGCTAGAATATTTAATAATGTTGTTGTAATAGATTTTGTAACAACATTATATTCTGCCATTTTAACATACTTTGCATGATCTCCATATAAATTATGATGATCACAACGAATCCATTTAACCTTGCTATTTTCACTTAGTTGTGGTGATAATTTAATTTTTTTTGCTAACTCGTCACTAATATGATAATGCATTACATAAGTTTCAATCCATGCATTATCAGTTGTTCGAGGGTCATTGTATGTTGGTCCGGTATACAATAAATTTCCCTTAGCAAATACTTTTTGTAGCACGTCTTCATCACATTTTGAAGCTACTTCTTCTTTAAATTCGCGTTTAAGAGTTGCAGATAGAGGTTCACCTGCATCAACCATACCTCCTGGAATACAATACTGGTCTGTATCAATCCTTTTAGCGGCGATAAATTCTACATCACTTGTTACCGGATTAATTCTTGTTACAATAGGGTCTGCAGCATGGTTTGGACCAAATTTACCTAAAAGCCCCCGACCTTTAATTCCTGTTTTAATAGGTGTAACTGGTTTACCATGCATAAATTCGATATTCGCAGCTTCCAACGTAATTAACTTACCATTTTTCCATACTAAACGCTTTTTTAGTTCTTGTTCATCGATTTGGCTATGATCAGCCCAAATACCTTCATTGTCTGTAACTGATTTATCTTCATAATAAGGACATTCAACATGATATGTTTCATCAGCAAAAACACGAGTGGGGTATTTAGGGTGGGTATTCATATTGCTTGCATTTTTTTTTATGCAAGAAATATTTTTCAATTTTTTTTTCATTATTTTAGACAACTAGTTGCATATAATATAATTTTTTCTTGGTCAGAGAGTCGTTGAAAAACAATATTTTCATCCAAATTTATTTGAAAAAATCTATTCATATTATTCTTCAATACAAGAATAACAGAATCTTCTATTTTAATTTCACACAAAATACCACCAGTTGTTAATTTTAAATTTTTAGGATCTGTTAATTTAATCCATCGTAAGTATCGACCTTCTACAAAATCAGGGAGTTCATCAACAAACCGATAATCTTCTAATTTTTTTACTAATTCTTTAGTAAATTTTTTTGATAATTCTAAATTGTTTAAAATATCTTTTTTTTGTGTATCAATATATTCATAAGTAAGTTTTGTAATTCCTTCATTAGTTTCATTAATTAATGCTTTTTCTAAATATTCAATATCATTTTCATCCATATTATACTATATTAATAAGAATAGTTTTAATTCTTATTAGTGTAATACAAAGTTTAAACGCATAAAAGATTATTTATCTCCTTCGAGACCGGCTCTTTCTTCTGGAGCGTGGTTTGCGTTTAGTCTTTCTCTTTTTAGTTTTTTTAGTTCTCTTTTTTCCGCCCTTTTTTGTATCCGTAATTTTTTTTAAATCCATATTTTTAAGACAAAACTCCATTAAATCTTCTGTGGTTCTATTACCATTATAAATTATTGGATTTGATTTAGAATTTTTAGTTATCATTACAGTAGGAAAACCATTTACAGATTCTAATTGAGGTATGGTAGAGACAGAACCAGGTATTTCATCTGCATGTATATTAAAAATACCAGCAGGACCTTCATATTCCTCTAAATTAGAATATAAATTCTGTAATGCAGGTTTCATAGCTTCACAATGAGGACATTCAGGATGAACCAAAGCCATAAAAACAACTGGAAAATCTGAATATCTCTCATTTAAAATTTCACCTTCGCCAGGATTAATCTCTATAACTTTTGGCATTATATATTATATAAATAATATTATTTGTACAATATATATGTCGGGATTTTTAAAATCAATAGATAAAATATTCAAAATAGATTTTTCTTTTAAAAAATCTAATAAAATTAGTGGTTGTATACAAATGTTTCTTATATTAATTGCACTTATGTTAGTTATTGGTTTAATAGTTATGTCATTTAAAAGAATAAATCCAGTAACAGAAGGTTTTGGAAAAAATCAATGTCCAAATATTCTTGTGCAAAAAAATAAAGAAATACATCTTTTAAATTCACGTTTAGCAAGAATTCCTGGAGTTAATCCTATACGATTCAATAATCTAGAAGATTATGTAGAATATGTAAAATGGCAACGAAGTCAGGGGTTAGAATGTCCGGTTCTTTATTTACAGCATACATATGATACACAAGGAAATTCAGTTTATAGAAACCGACCATCTCCATTAGAAAAGGAAGGTGGATTGCCAATAATATCAGGTTTAGAACTTTATAATACTAATAATCAATCATTGTTGTTTGATGCGACACGTAATAATATGCCTTGGAATAAAAATTTATATCCAGGATTTGACCCACAAGATCAAAATATAGGTTTGATAACTCCTTTAGATAAAATGTATCATGAAAATCCTGGTGGTGTTAGTCCAAATCCAATGGATTCCAATTGGGGTGGTCCTCGTTATACTCAAAGTCGTATAGATGCTGGAGATTATAAAGAAGATAATGTTAAAATAGCTATTCCTGATTAAATATTTAAAATATAATAGAAATTTTGATGCTAATTTTATTAGATTTACAGACTAGCATTTCTATTTTTGCTTTATAGACTTTTTTATTTTCTGCATCCATTATTGATTGAATTGCACTAGTCCATAATATTAATGTAGAATATTCTTCTATTCCACGTGTTCCTATTACTGATTGATGAAGTAAAGAAAGTCGTGACAAGTCAACTTCAGTAGGTAGATATAGCGAATACAGATAACATAATCTTTCCATAATTCCATCACAAGAAATATAACCATCATTTGTTAATCGTTTTAAAATTTTAACAGCATCAAATGTAGTATATATATTCTTTAAATCATATGCAATTAAATTATTTCGATATTTTTTATATAAATTAGAACTGCTGCGATATATAGAAATAGACCTTAAATTATCTATCCATCCTAATATATCAAGCATTCTTCCTATAAAAGATAAATATTATTTTATAGAAGTAAGAATAATATTTATAATTTAAATCTATTCATCATCCTCATCATCATGTTCAGAATCTGTATTATTGAATGTACCAAATGTGTCCTTAGATGCAACTTTAATAGCTTTCGCTGCTGCATCATTTAAATCAAATAACGCATGTATTTTAGGCATTTTTTCTGCAGCTTCAGTTGAACTAGAAATATTAGCAATCATTCCTTTTATTGTTTTTATATTATTTCTTTGCCAAGAACTTATTGCTTTAAACGAATTACTAGTTTTACTATGACCTTCAATTAGTGACGAACCATTTACTAAAGAAACAGCAATAACCAAAATTAACCCAACTATTAGAAGATTATTTAATTGTTTGTTAAAGATCTTCATTTATATATTAGTATTGGAAAAAATTTATTAAAGTAGGAATTCTTTTATAATTTTCACTACATTTTTATTAATTTTTCTTGGGCCATTTTTATACATAATATTAAAATTATCAAGACAACTAGAGTTATGATTAAGAGCATTAATTAAATTAACTAATGTTTTATATTCTTTCATTAATTCTTGTGCTACAATAATACTTAACCCAGGAATTTGTGCTAACATTATCTCTCCTATATTTTCTTTTGTAACATTTGCTTTTTTTGAAGTTTTAATTATATTAGAATAATTTGTTGATGTATCTTTTTCGGTTGTATCCAAATGTTCTGTTTCTAATTTACCTAAAAATCTAATAATAAACTCACAAGTTTCTATTTGACTAGATGTATGTAATAGAGAGAACCCCTTCTTAAAAGAAAGTGATAACATAGACGAAAAAATCATTTTTTGAATAGGTTCTGCATTTCTATTACAAAAATTCATAATATTTCCTTCAATAATATAATATATATTATGGTTATTAATAGGATATTCAGATAGACGAAAAGATTGTTCCGCATATCTTCCATCCTTTATACTTGCTACTAAATCTGTTAATGATTTTCTTTCAAATATCATTATAGTTTCGTCGGCATCAGTTTTAATAACAAAATCACCTATATCTAAATTACTTAATTCCACCGTCTTTAAACGTGATTTTAATATATTTATCATGTCATTAGGTTCTCTATTATCAATTAATAGTTTCATTTATTTTTATTTTATACAATAAGATGATTTTAAATGCTATATATAATTATTAAATATTATAAGGACTTGCTGAAAAGGTAATATTTTCTATCATTGAACAATTATTATGTATTGTTTTACATATAAACTCTTTCATTTCATCTATATTATTAAACTGAATCAGTTTATCACTATAATATAATTTAAAAAATTTCAATGTGATTAATACATCTACTTTAGATATAATTAAATCGGTTATTCCAGAAATATTAATAGCTTTAATTAATTTACTTAAATCAAGCCATTGAACCTTTCTTTTTCTTCCTGTTGTTGTTCCATACTCTTTACCCTCATCAATTACTTTTAATAATTCAGTATCTTCAAATAGAGTATCAGGAAACAAAGGGTCTATTCCAGACCTTGTATCATATATTTTTGCCGCACCATATATTTTACGAAATTTTTGTGGAGGAAATCCCAAACTACATGCACCATAAGGTAATGTTGTACTAGATGTAACATATGGATAATTTCCTTGGTCAATATCTAACCAAAATCCTTGCGCACCTTCACATAAAATATTTCCATTTAGTTTCTCATCCCATAAATACTTACGTAATTCTGGAATGGATTCAACTGTTGTTCCTATTCTTTTATATTTATCACTATAACAAGGAGCAATTCCTTTTGCTGTAGTTCCTTGTGTTTTTAATAAATGTTGTCTATCATCATCTATATGTTTTTCTTGAACAACTTGTGCTTTTGGTGAAAGTTTAATTAAATTAGTATCAAATCCATTATTATGTAAATAATCAATCTCTTCTAAAAATGCTTTAGGATTTACTACACAAGCTGGTCCAATAATTGATGGTATACCATAAAAAATTCCAGAAGGAATAAGGTGTGTTTTATATTTTTTTTTATTTATATAAATAGTATGCCCAGCATTATTTCCATCAGCCCATCGACAAACAAAATCATAAATTTTTGATTTTGATAACTGGGCAATAATTTTCCCTTTAGCTTCATCTCCCCACGCTAATCCACAACAAACATCAACATAATTAATTGACATTTTCAATTTCTAAACATAGTCCTATTTATGTTTATAAATTGATTTCATAGTATTTCTTATAATATAATTTTCGGTTAAAAAATTGAGTTAAATATAAATCAATAATCTGGATAAATATAATATACATGTCTCAGTGGCAATACAAGTTATTCGAATTCGATATAAGAGAGGAATTAGAGACAGATAAAGAAGAATTTGTAAAGGGAAAAGATAATAAAAAATTTATAATTCAAATGTATGGAATAGATGAACAAGGAAAAACAGCAAGTATATTTGTTAGAGGATTTGACCCATTCTTTTACGTGAAAGTTGCGGATGATTGGGATGATAGTCAAGCTATGGAATTTGTAGGATTTGTTAGAAAAGAAATGGGTACTTATTTTGGCGATTCATTATTAAAAACAAAATATGTTAAAAAACGCGATTTATATGGCTTTAATAATGGTAAATTATATAACTTTTTACAATTTAAATTTAGTAGTGTACAGGGTTTTAATAAAGCCAAAAATCTGTGGTATAGTGATACTAATATAAATGGATATTTTGAGCGAAAATTAAAACCTGAAGGATTAGAATTTGCTGGATATAATACTAGATTATATGAGGCTCAGCTTCCACCAATGTTACGATTATTTCATATTAGAAATATTAGTCCATCTGGATGGGTTGTTTTAAAGAGTGGTTCATACAAGGAACATAAAAAAAAATTAACAACTTGTGATAATGAATTTACTATAAATTATAAAGATTTAATGCCTGTGTTAGATAAAGAAGCTAGTGTACCATACAAAATTTTAAGTTTAGATATTGAGGCATCTAGTAGTCATGGTGATTTTCCATTAGCTCGTAAGAATTATCTTAAATTAGCAATGAATATTGTTGATTATATTATTAAATATAAAGTTAAGTGTACTGAAGAACTACTTACTCGATTTATTAAATCAGCTTTAGGATTTAATAGTATGCATGAGATTGATAGAGTATATCTGAAAAAATCATTAACAGAAACAGAATGTGATGAATTAATTAAAGAATTATTATTGGTTAAACCAGCAAAGAAAGAAAATTTTGTAGAATTAAATGAAACTGAAGATGAAGAAGAAAGCGATGGTGAAATTCCTCAAATGACAGATATCGAGGATGGACCTATAACTAAAAAACGTAAAATTGCTGGTCATAAAAATAAAGATATTTTCGTTTTAGAGTTGATTAACGATGAAACATGTAATAGAAATACAAAGGTTGTTGAATTAACAAAAAGTTTTGGTCAACATAATCCAAAACGAGATAATAGATGGGAAGGCTTGTTTCCTGAAATTGAAGGTGACCAAATAACTTTTATTGGGTCATCTATGCGAAAAAATGGAGAAAATGTTCCTTATTTAAATCATTGTATAGTTGTTAAAGATTGTAACCAAATAGATAATGCTGTTGTGGAAAGTTATACAACAGAAAAAGCAGCTATGTTAGCTTGGACAGATTTTGTTCAAAGAGAAAATCCTGATATTATAATTGGTTATAATATTCATGGTTGGGACGAAGGATTTATGTTTGATAGATGTCAAGAATTAAATTGTTTAAATCAGTTTTCAAAATTATCAAGATTTAAAGGAGAAAGATGTTTAAAAGAATTATACCAAGGGCCGGATAAACCCAAACGTATTACTGTTGAAGAAGCTAGTATTAAAATTGCTAGTGGACAATATGACCTAAGATATTTTAAAATGTCTGGAAGATTACAGATAGATTTCTTAAATTTATTTAGACGCGAAGAGCAATTACCTAGTTATAAACTAGATCATGTATCAGGACATTTTATTGGAGATAAAATTAAAAATATAGAATATGAAACAATAGATGGTAAATCGGTTTCAAAAATATATAGTAAAAATTTGACAGGATTAGATATTGATGATTATATCGTTATAGAAGAAATTGGTCATTCAACAGATATATATGAGGGTGGTAAAAAATTTCGAGTAATTGATAAGAAAGAAGGTATGTTTGAATTAGAAGGAGATATAAAACCAGATACATCAAAAATACTACGATGGTGTTTAGGTAAGGATGATGTTACACCTCAAGATATATTCAAATTATCTAATGAGGGACCAGAAGGACGTGCAATAGTTGGTAAATATTGTCTTAAGGATTGTAAGTTAGTACATGATTTAATGAGAAAAAACGATACGATGACAGGTTATGTTGAGATGGCAAAATTATCTAGTGTTCCTATGAGTTTCTTAGTACATCGTGGTCAAGGTATTAAATTAACATCTTATGTAGGTAAAAAATGTAGAGAAAAGAATACATTAATGCCAGTACTGCAAAAAGCATTTGATGATGAAGGTTATGAAGGTGCAATTGTTTTAGACCCGAAATGTAATTTGTATTTAGAAAAACCAGTAGCTTGTGTAGATTATAGTTCTTTATATCCATCATCAATTATTAGTGAAAATTTGTCGCATGATAGTAAAGTTTGGACTAAAGAATATGATTTAGATGGTAATGAGTTAAAAGAAAAAGAATGGGGTGAAAAAGATGATGATGGTAATTATAAATATGATAATCTACCTGGATTTGAATATGTTGACGTGACATATGATACATTTAAATGGATAAGGAAGACACCAAAGGGTGCTATGATAAAAGAAAAATGTGGATATAAGACCTGTCGTTTTGTACAACCTAAAGATGGTAATAAAGCAATTCTACCTGCAATTTTAGAAGAACTTTTAGGAGCTAGGAAAGCTACTAAGAAACAGATGAAAAATGAAAAAGACCCATTTATGGCAAATGTATATGATAAACGACAATTAGCTATTAAGGTTACAGCTAATTCCCTATATGGACAATGTGGTGCTAAAACTAGTACCTTTTATGAAAAAGATGTTGCAGCATCTACAACAGCGGTAGGTAGAAAATTATTAATATATGGTAAACAAGTAATCGAGTCGGCGTATGATAATACAATAGAAGAAACTAGTCAAGGTCCAGTTAAGTGTAAGGGAGAATATATATACGGAGACACAGATTCAGTATTCTTTACATTTAATTTAAAAGAATTAGATGGAACCCCGATTTTAGGTAAACGAGCATTAGAAATAACTATTGAGTTAGCACAAAAGGCTGGTGCACTAGCAACAAAGTTTTTAAAGAAACCACATGATTTAGAATATGAAAAAACATTCTTACCATTTTGTCTACTATCAAAAAAGCGATATGTTGGAATGTTATATGAATTAGACCCAAATAAATGCTATCGAAAATCTATGGGAATTGTGTTAAAGCGTCGAGATAATGCTCCTATTGTAAAAGATATATATGGTGGAGTTATTGACATTTTAATGCATGATAAGGTAGTTCATAAAGCGGTTAATTTTGTTAAAGAATGTTTACAAAATGTTGTTGATGAAAAATGGGAAGAACAGAAATTAATTATCACAAAATCGTTAAGATCGTATTATAAAAATCCGCAACAAATAGCTCATAATGTATTGGCACAGAGAATTGGTGATAGAGACCCTGGCAATAAACCTAAGGCTGGTGACCGAATTCCATTTATGTATATTAAATCGGATAATAAGAAAGCTTTACAGGGTGAAAAGATTGAAGACCCAAAATATATTAAAGAGCATAATCTTAAAATAGATTATGGATTTTATATGACAAATCAAATAATGAAACCAATTCAACAAGTATTTGCATTAGTTCTAGAACAAATGGAAGATTTTATAACTAAACGCGGCAAAACAATGCGTTCATGGAAAGCGGATATAGATAAATTACATGATAAATGGCCTGATGAAGAAAAGTTTAATAAAAAATATGAAGAATTTAGGTGTAAGGAAGTTAAGAGCATATTGTTTGACCCATATATTAAAATGGTAAAGTAAAACAATTAAGATATTTTTAAATTTCTTGGAATTGCGTATTTGTCTTCTATTTTAATAGAAAATATATACGAGCATATAGCTGTTGTGGAGAGTGTTAATAAGTCATAATTGATTGTATAATCAGGTTTTATACCCCAAATAATCGTACAACCAATAATAGTTAATATGGAGCCAGAATATTGTGGTTGTGAGATCACCGAAAATGGGAAACCTGTATAATAAATTTCATTTTTTACTACACCGAATTCTTTACCATAATAAACACCTACAAGACCTAGTGTTATATATACACCAATATTTAGTGCCTGACCATAAATAATACAAGGTATACCAATCCAACCGATATTAGTAGCTGGTAAAAATCCATATATGTCGATAATATTTATTTTTAACCAATATCCAGTAGTAATCATACTACATAAACGTAATATGATACAGAAAAATGTAGATAATTGGAATGATATAATAGTTGTATTGCGACAAATAATAAAATAAAATAAATTTGGAGCACATATAAAGGGTATAATATAATGCATATTAGATGTAAGCATTATACATGTTTAAAAAATATCTTTATTATTTTTTGAAAAATTATTCTTCGAGAGAACGCCCAGGTATAGCTAATTCAATACTGATATTACCAGAAAAATCCCTATCAGCAGAAAGCTGTTCAGAAATCATTGTAGCTAATTGTTGGGCAAAAGGAAGCGGATTGCTTGTTGGTGTATTTATTTCATGTTCAGCAGGCGTTCGAATATCATTTCTACAAAGAGGACAGAGACTATTTCTTGTAAACCATTGTAAAATAGATGAGGCATCAAAAATATGTCTGCATTCACGGAGTCTAATAACTGTATCATCAGCATTGAAATCGCGATGACTTATCGGACATGTTGTATTTAAT